GGTGATGGCGGCGAACTCCGCTGTCCCGCTGGACTATCTGGGGTTGGTGTCGGACGGGAACCCCTCGAGCGCCGACGCGATCACCAAAGGCGATTTTCGTCTCGCGAAGCGTTCAGAACGCCTCGGTAACCAGTTCGGCAACGGCTGGGAAGACTGGGGCCGAATGACTCTCACCATGTGGGGGAAGCCCACAGAAGGTGCGGTACGCCTCGAATCCGATTGGGGCAAGTTCGGTATCCCCACACCCAACGCCGACACTGTGCGTGTCACGTCGCAGGTCGGCGCCGGCATGGTGTCCCCGGATTCCGACGACGCGCTCACCGAGGTGGGTTGGTCACCTGTGCAGCGCGCCCGGATCTCCGCTACTCGCGACGAATATCAGGCCGAGATGGAAGCGCAGGCCGCCAAGGTGGCGAGCCAAGCCATGGATGGCGAGCAGCCAAAAGCCCAGCAGGGCTTGCAAGCCCAGCGCGACTCACGCGCCTAAAAAGAGTTTCACCACCCCGAAGTGCGGGGTGGGCTTTTGTGACCCAGGAGGCCACGCAGCATGTCGGAATCAACCCCAGAGCCCGAGGTAACCCCAGAGGCTCAGCAGCCCAAGCCGGAAGCACCACCGGAAGCGCCGAAGCCGAAGCCGGCTAAGGCACCGGAAGCACCCAAGGCGGAAACACCCACCCCACCTTGGGGTTCTGATGAAGATTTCAACCCCCAACGGGCGTGGAACCTCATCCAGAACATCAAAGCAGACCTCAGTTCGGTACGTGAAGACCTCACGAAGAACACCCAGCAGGTAGAATCCTGGCGGGCCGAGGCGATCCGCTCCAAAGCAGAAGCTCTCATCACGGGCCGATTCATCGACACCGACACCGCACTAGCCCTCATCGGGGATCTGTCGGAGTTCTCCACCGAAAGTGGAGTAGACACCGAGAAACTTGCTGGCCGTCTCGACCAGCTGGCGCAGGATAAGCCGTTCCTGCTTGCACCACCGCCACATCAGGGGTTCACACCTAACCGTGGACAAGGCCAGTCAGGTACCGGCCCGATGCCCCTGGACGCGCAAATTCAGGCCGCGCAGGAACGCGGCGATGTGAAGCAATCCATCGCACTCAAACAACAGAAGTTCTACCAGACACAATAGGAGGACACCATGGCCGGAATCACTGGTCTTGGCACCACTTTCAACCTTCCCAACTATGCCGGCGAACTGTTCCAGGTTTCGCCGACCGACACCCCTCTACTGTCCGCCGCTGGCGGGCTCGGCGGCGGCAAGCAGACCGACTCCACCGAATTCGAGTGGCAGACCTCGGATCTGCGTGACCCCTCGGCACGTCCCCGCCTGGAGGGTGCTGACGCCCCCACCGCGGAGGAGCGGGTCCGTGCGAACGTCCGCAACGTGGCGCAGATCTTCCACGAGGCTGTTTCGACCAGCTACACCAAGGCGGCAGCCACCGGACAGTTGGCGATGCCGCAGTCGGCGCCGTACAACAGTGCTTCGGGCCTCGGCGTGGGCAACCCGGTCACCAGCGAGCACACATGGCAGGTTCAGCAGTCGCTGATGCAGATCGCCCGCGACGTGAACTACGTGTTCTGGCACAGCAGCAAGGTTGTCCCCACCGACAACTCGACCGCCCGCCAGACCGGCGGCCTGCTGTCCGTGATCTCCACCAATAAGAGCTTCGTCGCCGGCTCGACTGAGGTCACTGCCGCGTCAGCGACCGACACCGTCACGTTCACCTCCCACGGCCTGTCCAACGGAGATCAGGTGTCGTTCACCGATGTTGGCGCGGCCACCAACATCCGCGCTGACCGCACCTACTACGTGGTTTCTTCGGCCGCGAACACGTTCAAGGTCGCAGCTACCGCCGGCGGTTCCGCTATCACGTTGGGCACCGCGACCCCGAAGTACGTTCGGGCGTCGGGAACAGGTGCTATCGGGGTGACGGTGGACTTTATCAACGCGTTCGTTCAGCAGATCTTCGACAACGGCGGCCTCACGCAGGGCGAAACCCGCACGCTGTTCGTGCCGTCGATCCAGAAGACCCGCATCACCAAGGCGTACGCCACCGCCTACGGGTCGAACGTCAACGGCGCTATCGGCATGAGCACCGGGCACACCCTCGGTGGTGTCGCGGTGGACCGCATCACCACCGACTTCGGCGACCTGAACATCGTCGTGGACCGCGCCCTGCCGAAGGATGCGATTGTCGCTGTCTCCATGGAGCAGATTGACCCGGTGTTCCTCAGCATCCCCGGCAAGGGTGTGCTGTTCGAGGAGGCGCTCGCCAAGACCGGCGCATCGGACAAGACGCAGATCTACGGCGAAATCGGCCTGAAGTACGGCAACGAGCGCGCCCACGGTGTTCTCCGGGGCCTGAGCGTCGCCTGATCAATGGCACTTGATCTGCCTGACCCCTACGCGGATGTCTATGACCTCTCCGAGTATTGGGGCCGAACGCTGACCCAGTCCGAGCAGGACCGCGCCGCGGTTCTGCTCGGCTGGGCGGCGCAGATCATCCTCGAGCAGCCAGGCTCGGGGGATTTCGATGCCCTCATCGCTGCGCAGGTGTCGATGGACATGGTCAAGCGGGCCATGATCAACGCCGACGGCATCAACAGTTCATCGCAGGCCATGGCTGACATGTCGGCGACCGTCAGGTACGCGAACCCGATGGGAAACCTGTACCTTTCGGCTGCTGAAGCTGACAGGCTTGGGGGGAACCTCGGTAGCTCGGGGGCGTTCTCGGTTGCCTTAACGTCGAACGTGCGTGTCCCTTGCCATCCGTGGAGCCGCCAGTCGTCTTCGCAGACCGATGATGATACTTAACCCCGTCTACGCGCAGACCGCGGAGTTTAAACGGCCGACGGGGCCAACAACTTTCACAACGCTGGGCACAAACCCGGTGGTCGTCTCTGTGGCGCCGACAGTGTCGGTGAAGGACAGCGAAGACCAAGAATCGGGCCGCGCTTTCACCCCACGAGGGTTGGATCGGCGAGAGGGTGACAGGTTCACCTATAACGGCGTCGAATACTCACTGTTCGGGGTGACCCGCGGGGACCATGACCAACCTTTCACGGGTGACGATTTCGGCTGGGTGGTGCATTCCCTACGCAGAGAGGCCCCGTTCGGTTCGCAAACGGTCACCTTTGTGGCGGTCGCGCAGTCGGGTGACCCCGGCTATCTCGGGTTGAAAGCCAAGAGCCGCACCGAAACCGCGGTCACGGGGTGCCTTTTCGAGCCGGTTCTATCGTCGGAAACCCCTGACGCGCAAACCAACGTCGCCACTGGAATTTGGCTGTGCACGGCACCGCCCGTCGCTGCATCGATAGCCGCTAACTCCACGGGTGAACTGAAAGTCGGCGGGGTCACCTACCAGATCGACGGCCCGGCGATGCCGAAGTTCGACCGTGCGGGCGCTATCCACAAAGTACTCATCCTGTGTAAGCGTCAGGTCGGCTGATGTCGCGGGTGCGGGAGTCTCGGTCGCAGATCGAGAACGAGATCGAACGCGAAATTCTTCGGCAGGCGAACCTTGAGGATGAGGTGCAGCGTAAAGCTGAAGAGGTCCGCGATCATTGGAAGTTCAAAGAGGCCCCCGTCGATGAAGGCCGCTACGCGGCATCGATCAAGGTGCGTAAAGGCAAAGCGAACTTCGGGTTACCGTCGCGGCGGGTTACGGCATCGGATTACAAGGCGCACTGGTTGGAGTACGGCACCGGGGAACCCGGACCGACCACCGCCTATGCGCCGGGTGAGAAAACGGCTATGCATTTCGGTGGCACCCTCGACGACGGTGTCGAATGACGATGTACGGGTTGGATTCCCCGGACTCCGAGGATTTCGTCGTGTCGTGGCTGCAGGTGCAGGCGCGGGCGTCGACCGAACGGGACACCGACGACGAACTTCCGTTCGCGGTGGTCACCAGGATCGCCGGCGTCGATGACCCTGACGGCGGTTCCAGCGAGGATTCCGTTCAGGTGGAGTGGTTCGACCGCGGTGCGTCCGCGGCGAGTTTCACTGCGCGGCGGGGGCATCGCCGCATGATGCTGCTGGCGCGTGAGCACACCGACGTCACCCTGTCCGATGACACCGTTGCTTCCGTTGATTATCTGAAAACGTCGATGCGCCCGACCCGGATGCCTTACGCGGATGAGCAGATCATCCGCTACGTGGCCCGGTACCGCATCGGTTTGTCCTTCGTAGACTCATAACTCAGCCCACAAAAAGCCACCCCCGTGGACGTCACAGGGGGTTAACCGCCGACCCCAATCGGCACACCCCTGGGAAACAAGGAGAAGAAAGCTATGACTCAACCATCGACGGGGACCACCTGGAATGCGGGTGGCTTCAACGACATCAGCAGCAACCTCACCGAACGTGGCGGGTTGCAGGCTGTTCTGGTCCGCGACTACCGCGGCGCCGACACCAACATCTCCCCGAAACAGGATGACCTGACCACCTGGAACTGGTCTCCGTTCGCGGTGAACGGTCAACTGCGCTCCGATCTGTTCATTCGTCGCCGCGTCGACGGCGTCCACTCGTATGTGGAAACCGCCAACGAGGGCTGGTTCTACATCGGCGCGCAAACCGAAGACGGTGGCGCTGAGCGTGACCCGCAGATGGAGTCCGATGACTTCATGGTGTTGCAGTCGACGTATCCGATTGACTCGGAGGTCACGGAGCGCAACTACACGGTGAAGTTCACCGCGGTGCAGACCGCTGATCCGCTGCTCCAGTTCCTGGAGGGCGATTTCGCGCTCACCGACTCCAACGGTGACCCGCTGGTTCCGTTGCCCGGCACCGTGGACCACTTCACCGGCGGCGGCCGCCTCGACACCGCGCAGAGCTTCCGACAGCTCGTTTTGATCTTCGCGAAGAACGCTGCGGGCGGCAAGAAGGTGTACCGCGCCGAGGGTTACCCGCTGGTGAAGCTGGACAACCAGGCGGCGAAGCGACGCGGGAAGACCGACCCCGACACCGCGGAGTTGACGTTCAAGGTCATCCCGGACCCGTTCTTCATGATCCCCGACCCGGACGGTGCTGCCGCTCTGGTCCCGGGACCGTTCGGTGTCTGGTACGGCGGTGACGGCTGGGATGCCATCGGAACCCCCGCTGTCACACAGTGGTTGGTGACGCTGGGCTCGCAGTCTTCGGGCACGTTCGCGCTGACGTGGCGCGGCAACACCACCGGCACCATCGCCTACAACGCCACCAACGCCACCGTGAAGACCGCCCTCGTGGCGTTGGACGACGGCTACACCGCAGCGGATTGGACTGTCACCGGCTCCGCTGGCGGCCCTTACACGATCACCGCCCCGACCGCCGGAACTTTGACCGGTTCGGGTGCTCTGCTGGGCACGCCGGGCACGTTCGTCATCGCGGCTGCGTAACAGAGACCTCGCCGGGTGGGGTTGGGCTGACCCCACCCGGCGAGCCTCAGCCCCTCAGCCCAGATGTGTTCAGCCTGAAAGGAATATCAGCCCATGACCGAACCTATCGAGGTCACCCCGTTGGATCAGGCGCGCGAACAAGCCGCCGAAGCCGCCGGTGACTTCCGGCCCATCCCCGTGAAAACCGACACGGGTGAGGTATTCGAGGTTCCCGACGGGAACATGCTCGATGATGATCAGCAAGAAGCGTATGACGCGTTGCAGCACTTGGTTAATCAGTGCGACACCCGGGAATACACCATCCCTGAGCAGGTGATCACGGCCCCCGACGGCACCACGATCCGTTCGGAGCAGCACACCGACAAGGCGCCGATCCAGCCGTACCAGAAGGACGGCGAGCGCATCACCCCGTCGTACTCGATTCAGTTGGCGAAAATCTTCCTCGGCTCCGACAAGCGGTACACCGAGTTCAAGAAGGCCGGTGGCCGCTCCAATGCGTTGGTGATGGCGGTGACGAAACGCGCTGACGAGCACCGGAAGCGTCAGGCCGCAGACTCGAAAAGTGTTTCTGGCGTTACAGATAGTTCGGCAGTACCCGACGCAGATTGAGGCCGACCTAGAGCGGGAGTACAGCCGGGACATTCTCGACTGGTATCGCGGGAAGCTGTCCAGCCGAAAGTTGTTGGTGCTCCTCGGGGAGTTGTCGGACGATTCGGCACTCAAAACCGAGTTGGGCGCGACGGGCTGGCCGGACTGGGTGCAGATGATCGCCCAAATCCACGAGTTCGTGGCGATGGATTTCGGTGCGCGGTACAAGCCGAAAGAGGAAGTGAAAACGTTCCTGCCGCCAAAGGATCGGGTGAAGCACCTGATCGAAGCGGAGGAACGGAAGCAGTTCAAGGAAGAAGTCGAATCCGACCTGTTTGAGGGGCTCGGCTGGTCATGAGAGGGGTGAACTGTGGCGATCCATCTTGATGTACAAACCCAGTTCGATGACCGCTCCGTGCGCCGCACCGCCGGGGATCTGCAAACCCATCTGAAGAAGTCAGGCGAGTCTGCGGGTAAGGGCTGGTCTGAGGGGTTCACCAAGTCGACCCCGAAGATTGAGCAGGCCATGAAGAAGGTGGCTGACGCCACCGGCAAAGTTCGGGTTGAGCAGGCCAAGTACAACGAAGTTCTGAAGGACGGCGATAAGGCATCCGCCAAGACGATCCAACAGTTTGAGCGGCTGTCCAAAGCTCAACGTGACCACGCCGCAGCGGTGAAGTCCACTGCCGCGGAGGTGCGGAAAGCCAACGTAGATATTGGTGATTCGTCTCGCGCTGCCGGTATGGGTTTGATGGAGTTGGGCGGCACCCTGGGCGCGTTGGGGCGTGTCGCAGGACCGGCAGGTATCGCCGCGTTGGTTCCCGCACTCGGTGCGTTGGGTGGTGTCGCTGCAGCCGCAGCAGGATCAGTTGCGTTGCTGCCTGGCGCGATAGGTTCGGCGGCGGCCGCGTTCGGAACGTTGAAGCTCGCCACGATGGGCTTGGATGACGCTTTCAAAAACATGGGCGACCCGGAGAAGTTCGCCGAGTCCCTTAAAAGTTTGGCGCCGTCAGCACAGCAGGCGATCCTCTCGATTCAGCAGATGATGCCCGCGTTGAAGGGGTTGCAGCAGGCCACCCAAAACGCGCTGTTCGCGAACATGGGTCCGCAACTGAACCAGTTCGTCAACACACTGCTGCCCACGGTCCAAACGTTGACGACCGGCATCGCGACAGGCATGAACCAGATGCTGTCCGGGGTGATGAATCAGCTCACCACACCGGAGACGATGGCGACTCTGCAAACCATCGTCGGCGACATCACGAAGGCATTCCAGAATCTGGCGCCCGCCGCGGCACCGTTCACGAAAGCCCTCACCGACATCATCGCGGTCGGTGCCAGCTTCCTCCCCGACATCGCTAAGGGCGCCGCCGACGCGGCGCAATCGTTCTCGCAGTTCATCTCCGAGGCGCGGCAGTCGGGGCAACTGCAGGAGTGGCTGGCGACAGGGCTGGACATTCTGAAGCAGATGGGTCCAATGGCATTGGACCTTGCGAAAGCGTTCCTGTCGTTGGCGCCTATCGGCGAGCGGGTCATGCCGCTGATCGCTCAGTCGATGAAGTTTATTGCCGACATCATGCCGGGGATCGCCTCGGTGACCGCATCGATCAGCCCCCTGTTCATGACCTGGGAGAACGGCATCAGGCTAGCCGCGACTGCGCTGGGCGCGATGATGCCGATCCTGCGGACAGTGGGTGGCGCAGTGAAAGCTGTCATGGGTGGTGTGGCGTTCCTGATGGGGCCGGAAGCGAAAGCGCAGGCCGATCTCGCTGGTGCGCAGATGGATGCGGCGTTCGGTGGGACGAACACCGGATACGCCGGAGGCACCGGATCTTTCGCAGGCTCACCGACCGCCGGCATCCCGGGTGTCCCCGCCGGTGGGTGGCAAGCTCCGCCTTCCGGCATAGACGCTTTCGGCATGCCTCCAAAGGTTTACAACAACTGGAGCAACACCGATCCGAGTGCGGCCGGGATAAGTAGCACCAGCCTTCCCGATGCCCCGGCGGTTCCGTACGCCGGAATACCCGCCCTACAACCAGGGTTGCAGCCGACCGCCGCATTGCATTCCGCGCAAACCAGTGTTGCCGACGCTCAAACGAACCTCGCCGAGAAAGAGGCACGCGTCAACCAGTTGCGCGCCGACAACAACGCCACCGCCAACGACATCCTGAACGCGGAGAACGACGCCGCGAAAGCGCGCCGCGAAAAGCAGGAAGCCGATATGCGGTTTGCTGAGGCGCAGAAGTCGGCGTTTCAGTCGCAGACCAAGCAGTTCGATCAGATGTCGAACTCGATGGGCGAGATCGGTGCGGCGTTGGATCAAGACCTGGGCATCTCTGACGGACTCTCCGGTATGGCTGACAACCTGGTGCGGTTCCTGGCGAATTTGGCTGCCGCCCCTCTGGTGGGGCAGTTGTCGGCGATTGCGAATGCGAACCCGAACGAGGGTTCCGGCATGATGGGGATGCTCGCCGCGAATGGTGCGTTCGGGTCGCAGTACACCCCGGGTGCCATTGCGGCGCAGGGTAGTGGCAGCTACAGCTCATCGGCGATGGGTCCGGCCGCGCTGCAACCCGGCGCAGGCTTCGGCGGCAATGTTGACTCCGCCATTGCACTCGCGCAAAGCGCCAACGGCAAACCGTACACGTACGGCGGATCTGATCTCGTCAACGGCCTCGCGGACTGCTCCGGTGCTATCTCTGATCTTTACGAGGTCATCACGACGGGCCAGTCGAACTCGGGTCGCAGCTTCACCACGGAATCGGATTTCGGTGCGCTCGGCTTCAAGCCGGGCTATATGCCTGGCGCATTGAACATCGGCGTTCATAACGGTGGCGGCGGCAAGAACTCCCACATGGCTTCGACACTGCCGAACGGCGTCAACTTTGAGTCCGGCGGCGGCGGTATCCAATATGGTGGCGGCGCTGCGGGTGCGCTCGATCCGCAGTTTGAGAATCGGTACCACCTACCGGTTGGTGCGGCGTCTCCGAGTCTGGGCTGGGCGGGCCCGACGGGTGTCCCGGCTGGGATCACTGGCGGCGCAGGAGAATCCCCCGTGTGGGGTGCTTCACCGGGGATGCCGATAGGTACAGGTGCGGGTGTCGCTGCTCCCGGTATAGGTGTGGGTGTGGGTTCCGCGGCGGGTCAGCCGCTCGGCGGTCAGTCCTACCCAGCCGGTCCCGCAGGCGGCGGCATCGGACTGAACGGCATGGCGATGGACGGTTTGATGGCCGCCACCTCCGGCCTGGACATGCTGGCCCCCGGTACAAGTGCCGCCGCGAAGATCGGCATCCAGTTGGCGAACCGCACCGCGAAGTACGCGGGCCAGGTCGCAGGTATCGGCGTCTCAGGACTCTTGGACACCATCACCCCCGCGGGGGATAACCCGAAGGCATCCATCGGCAATTCGTGGTTCGGGAAACTCGCTGGCGGTATCGCCGGGGCGTCCGCTGCTCTGCCGAACATGGCGGGCGGCAAACCCCCGAGCGCGCCGGGGCAGAACGGTCAAGCGCAGCCCCAACAGGGCGGCCCCGTCAACCAGTCCGTGACGGTGAACAACAACCACGCCACCGAAGACATGGCCGGTAATCAGGCCGCCCGTGAACTCGGCGCCATGTACTCCCCGGCGGGCCGTCAGTGACCGTCCGCTACCCGGTGGGGAAGGTGACCCCGCACGGTGCTCACTACTTCCTCAAGGGCACCCACCCGAGGGTGCAACTGAAAGCCTATGACGGGTCGGTGGTCATCGACTTGATGGGCGGCGCAGCTCTCCCGAACCCGCTGGTTCCCGAAGCGATCCACATCAACGGACCTATCAAAGGGCTGATTGCGCCGTGGAAGTTCGTCGACCAGCAGGGCGCCAACGAGGACGGTGTCACCAACCTGGATTCGGTGACTGAGCCGGCCATTGTGGAGATCCCTGTCAGGATCGTCGCCCGGGATGGGAAGCATCTTCGGGATGTGGTGGACCGGCTGTTCGGGTCCATCGATAAGGCGAGAACGTCTCAACTGTCGTGGTTCACGTTCGAGCGCGGCTTCTGGTGGGCTGATGTGCGGTGGGCCGACAAGCCTCCGGGCGGGTTGAACCTCGGCGGGCAACGCAGAAGCCTCGAGACGACCCTGATTCTGCGGTCGGATCGTGGGGCGTGGCGCACCTACGACGATGTGTGCGAGTTCCGCTTCGGCTACGAATCCCTGTCGGACACTTTCGACACCGACTATGTGGCGGAGAAGATCATTTCCCCCGACTGGGCTGTCTATCTGTCCTCACCGGGCAGGGGATATCCGTACGCACTCGGGGGATCTGTTCGGTGGCGGGACGACCCTTCAAAGTTCCTGTTCACTCAGGGCGCCTCCTATGTGGCTACCCACAAGACGTTTCAGTCGGAAACCAACAACCAGGTCGTTGAGGTTGTGCTGGACACGATGCTGGAGTTCGGCGGCCAAACCTACATCGTCGGGCGGGCTGGTCGGCGCTCCGACGGGTCGTGGAACGGGTACGGGGTGATGGCGAAACTGCGCGGCGCATCCGTGCAGTTGGTGGCGGTCAACAACTTCCACGAAACCGTCATCAGAACCTGGCTGAGTATCCCACCGCTGTTCGGGGAGAAGTGGCGCCTGGAGTGCGGCGGCTTGGATGCTAGCGGTGTCTTCGATGAGCGGGTGTTCCGCATCAAACGCGGCTCCGGCGCGGGGATAACGACTCTGTATGCGAAAGACGAGAACGAAGTCACGTCGCTGGGTTCCTCATTCCGCGGTATGGGCTTCGGTGGGTTCGCCGCGGGCGCTTTGATCACTCAGGGCACCCCCGCGGCGATCCGCAAAGTCACCGCAGGCGACGCTTCTGCCACCACCCAGTCCGGGTTCCTGCGTCGGGTGAACGTCGGCGACACCGACCGCTACGACAGGTACACCCTGTTCGGGCCTGGAACCTTCCAGATCGGGGCCGCGCCGGGATCTTCGGACATGGTGGAGTTTGGGCCGCTGCTGCCCAATCAGATCGTGCAACTGAGGACTGACACCCGCCGCACCGCAGTAGTGGATCTGACGAGGGTTCCCCCGACTGCAGATGAGCTGGTGGAGTACCGGCAAGCGTTGAAAGACCTGGAGTCGTTCGCCCCTATCGCGAACGTTGCCCCCACCCTCGAGGCCAATGCGTCTGCGTTCGGTGTGGTTCCCCCACAGGGAAACATGCACCGGTTGAAGCGGGGCAGTTTCACCCGCCCCATCCCCCCGAAATCCCCAGGCAGGCAGGTGGAACCAGTGAGCGTAGCTGTGTCCATCTCCGGCGGTAACGCGGACTCCCGCGTGCTCGCAGCGGGGACTAGTTGCAGGCGCTACCCCAACTGAGATGACTGCCATTGCCGATCATCCCAACGCCGACTTTTGGCGCAGGGAACTAGATTCCGGTGTCCCGCACCGGCAGGCCGAAGCCGCCGAGGCCGCCGCGGAAGCATTCACCTCCTCGGACACCGACTTCACGATCACCGTGTTCGATGCGTTCTGGCGGGAGATCGGTGTCGCCGGCAACTACATCGAAGTGTCGGGAACCATCCCAAGGAACGCCGCCCCGCAAGCAACCCTGAAGTTGCCTGAGAATCATTGGCTGGACCCGTACCTGTCTGAGTGTGAGAACACGATGGTGGGGGTTCTCATCGAGACTGAGGGCATCTCAGAAGCCTTCTATGTGAAGCGGCATCGGGAGAAGCTCGGCGAAGACGGGGTGGTTTCGCTCACCTCAGAACTGGTGGGCATCTGGGACATCCTGAACTACCTGCCGATCTGGCCGTCGTGGAACCTGCCGATAGCCACCCAGCCGTTCTCCCACGCCATCTACTTCTCGCCGCTGTGCACCTGCATCGAGGCGATGGCCGCCGAGCAGTCGTTCCGCATCCAGTCAGGGATCAACGAGTTTCTCAACAACGCGTTGTCGCTGAATCCTGATGTGCGGGCGTGGATCGGGACTCTGCTGCAGTCCATCAAGAACGATCCCCAAACGGGTGCGGTGATGCACACCCCCCTCTATGTGGTCCGTACAGGACTGTTGGCGGATACGTCACCGCTGTTCTGTCGCACCGTACGCATAGAGACAGTCGGACAGGTCATCACCGACATCACCTCCGCATACGGGGTGGATGTGCGGATCTACCTGTGGCGGCCCGGTGACCCGCAGCCGGATAGGTACGCGAACCTGGAACACCCCACGTATGTGATGACCTGCAAGGACAGGTCACAGATCGAGGGGCCGACGAAAACCGCGTTGGATTCGGCGTTGCGGTTCCTGGTGGACGCGCAAGGTTCCCTGCTGGGGAAGACGTTGGACCCGCTACTCAACCCGGATGGGGAGTACGCCCCCGAGGGTGTGTACATCGCCCCGAGTTTGGGTTTGGTGTTCGTCCCCCCGTTCGCGCAGTTGGAGACACCGGACACCATCGTCGCTGACGGTGAAGTGATCCGCTCCAAGAGTGCGTTGATGACCTACGAGATCGTCAGAAGCACACCCCTTGGCTGGCAACACATCATCGGCGGCAAATCACCGAAGTGGCTCAACGACTTGATGAACGCTTTCTATGCTTTCGCCATCGATGCAGCCCAGATCATCCTGGGCTTCACAGGTGTCCCCTCCGATCTACTTGCGGGTTTCTTGAATGACGCGTTCTTCGCGTTCCAACTAATCCAGCACTACTCCCGCCGGGATGATGTTGGACCGTACCACCCGGCCATCGAAGTCTTCACCTCCACCAACTCGAGCCCATACAACATCGAAGCCCTATTCCAGATCATCCAAGTTCTGTGGGACAGCAGGGGATACACGACAGCGGTCGCTACCTTCCGTGGTCAGAACGGCCCCTTCAAGCTGGGGCGGGATATCTTCCCCGGGGCGCTGATGAGTCTTGTGTATGCGTCCCGCACCAAGATTTTCACCGACCACATCGAACTGGTGAGTTTCAAGTCGAACCGCACCACCCGCGAGTTGACGGTGACCATCGGCGACGGCAAGCCGATCCAGCACCCGATTGTTCAGGTGAAACGGAACATATCCGAGGCCATCGCCGCGTTCAACGTGGCTAGCCTCGCCCCGAATAGCTAAGGGAGACAATGGCGTTCAACACTGAGTGGCGGCTGGTCGACAACTACAACGGCTACGGCGGTAAGTGGTTCGTCCTCGGCATGTCCGAGTTGGCGTTCCGCGTGGAGGATGACGGCACCATCTCCAACCTGTTCCTGGCCTGCGCCTCCCCCCAAGGCGGCCTACCTCGGGGAGTCAGTAACTACCCCGCGCTGCTTCGCGGCCCGGAGGGGCGGGCACCCACGTTTGTGATGGGCACCTCCATCAACCTTGCCCATGATGATCCGACGGAGCCGTTCCTGGACATCAACCAAACCGCCGAAGCTACCGACATTTCGGCGGCGGTGTATCAGATCAACGCCGCGTTGAAGCAGGGCGCCCCCGGTGAGGATGGGGCGGCTCTGATTACCCCGGAGGATTACGGAACACCGGCTTTCGGGCAGGTGCTGTCTGTCGCTGCTGGTGAGGAAACGTTTGAGCTGACCTACCCGCAGGTTGGTGGAATCCATCTCCCCACATCCATCTCCTCTGCGCCGGATGGGTCGACCGCCGAGTACACGATGTGTGTGTTCGATGTGCCTGCCGGCACCTACAACTTCGACTGGTTCCCCTCAGTGTCGGGTAACGCCATCACGATTGCCTCCAGCACGGACTGCCAGGTGGATCTGATTGTGCGGAAGGACAACGAGACGGGCGGCAACATCATCGGCCGCGGTATCGGCTTCTCGGGTGTGGTGAAGCATCAGCCCAACATCATCGCCGGGGTCGAATCCGGCACCGGTGTAGTCACTGCGGGTGCTGCCGCCACGATCTACGTTCGCACGAAACGCATGTCGGGTTCGGCGACCTACGGCGCAGCAGCCTCCACCGCACGGTTTGAGATGCAGGTCATCCCGGCGTGAGCCAGCCGTTCGAGGATTGGCAGCCGACATTCGACGCTGTCCACAACGTCCCGGGGTCGACTAAGCAGCAGCCCGCGAAGAAGACCGTTCAGGCGCTCCAGGAAGAAGCGGAGCGCAACAGGTGGCGTCAAGTCGCGGACGTCGCGGTCGGCTTAGGGGCCGTTGATACGGGCGACGATTTCGACCCGTGGGAATGGCTCAGTTTTTGGTCCGGGGAGCGCATCACCGGGGAGGCTGAAACGGCAGCCGACATCATCGCCCTTGACGGCAGGGTTACAGCACTGGAGGGCGGCGGCGTGGTCACGACCTACACAGTCTCAGGGACATGGACCAATCCCACACCGGCTGAGCATAATCCGATTCAGGTGATCTGCATCAACGGTGGAGATGGTGGCAGCTGCGGCGAGCTTAACCTCCGAGACACTATCAAGGGTGGCCAGTCGGGCGGCTATATGCAGAAGACGCTATTTACCGACGAGATCAGCTCAACCGTCGCGATGACAATCGGCTCCGCTGGGGCTGGTGCTACATCATTCGGACGCGGCGGCACTGGTGCTGTGACATCCTTTGGCACTTACGTTGTCGGGCTCAAGGGTGTCGGCGCAATCTTCCGAGACGGCGCGTACTCGACCGGCATCCCTCCCGGTGACGGCGGAAACGGCGCCGTCTCTGGGGGGAATGGCGCGACCGACTTCGCGATGCCCTCAACCAATGGGCACGGTGGTCCGTTCGCGCCCGGGGGACTCGCTGGGTTCGGGTCAAGTTCAAGCGCGGTCAATGGGCTCAATGGCACATCCCCCCCGGCGAACATCCCCTCGGGTGGCGGCGGCGGGGGCGGGGGTAGCGCCTACAACACATTGGCTGGCGCGGGCGGAAACGGCGCCTTTCCAGGCGGCGGCGGTGGCGGCGGGGGGTTAGTTTGGAACAACAATGACGACGGCGGGGATGGCGGCGCCGGCTGCATTTTCGTGATCACCACGGCGTGAGAAAGGGACCTCTTAATGGCACAGGCAACGATTCTCAACGACGTTCCGATGAGCGGATGGCCACCCACCACCTACCTGGTGTGGTTAGACACCCCGCTGCAGCGGTTCAACCCCGAAGACGGCACCCTCCTCGACGAGCACAACTACATCGCGTTGTGCTGCAAAGACTCTGAACCACGCGAGTGCTACGTCTTCCCCTCCACAGAAACTGGCGGTTTCGTCGACTTGACCATGATCCCGATGCGCCGACGGGACTACGGGCTACCGCAATCGGTGCTCGCTCAGCTTGGCTACGAGAGTTAAAGGAGAACACCCACGGGGAAGGGAGAACCGCTTCGTGCCGTGGATGTCTGTAAGCGTGTCCGCGTGATGACCCCGGAGGAGATGGCGGCATGCGCCGCCCAGGGACGTTACTGGTTCATGAGCGGCGCCACCTACTACGGCAGCGCCACCGCGACGCCACAGAGTGGAGGCGACATCTACCTCGGGGACTTCCCCCCCAGTTGGGTTGCGCAGTGGGAGGACTGGGAGCAGGCCGCCGCGGCGATGGAGGCCGAGGGTTTGTTTGCACGTCTCAATGAGTTTAGAGAGAGGAACCTCTGATGGCACTTGGACCTGCCGCGGCCACAGTCAATGGGTGGCTGGACACAACGTTCGTTAACGGCAGTGTATGGCTCCAACTCCATACCGGCGACCCGGGCACGGGTGGGCTGTCGAACATCGCCGATGTCGACGGGCGTCAGATCGCCCTGTTCACCCGCCCTTCTACGGGGTTGGTGCAAACCACCGGCGCCCCTTCGGAGTTCCTCATCGGCGCCGATCAGGTCATCACCCACGGCTCCCTGCACACCCAGCTCGAGGATGGGGTGTGGGTGTGGAACCTGATCGCCACCTCACCCATCACTGTGGTTGAGGGTGACGTGTTGAAGGCCGGCGATGGGATGGAGTTCCGCATCGAGGGGTGGACTGCCTGATGGCGGTTTCCCGCGCAGGTGTGGGCTACACCCAAAGCTATCTGCTGGGTGGGGATGCTGACGGGTCGAAGAGTGTCTCGGTCAACATCAACCCGACCGCCGAAAACACTTACGGCATTGTGGCGTACGGCATTGTGGGGGACTCCGACATCGACGGCGCCACCCTGGGTGTGACGTGGGATGGCGACGCCATGACCCCGCTGTGTGATCCGTTGTTCTTCGACACCGACAACAGTGTGCTGAGGGGCTGGATCATCGAGAACCCCACCTCTGGGAATGTTGTCGCGACTTATGACGATCTGCCGTTCGGCCTGCTCACGAAGAACCTGTTCCTCGCGTGTGTTGTCGTGTCGAGTGTCGAACCGTTGGATTTGGACACCATTGAGGCTGCGGTGGTGACCGCTGAAGGGTCCGGGTCGGTCACTACTTCTGGTGTGACGGTGGCTTCGGGTGTCCCCGCTGACAGGGTCATCTCGGCTCATCTGATTGGGAAGCTCCGCGCGTTCTCTGGCTACAACGGAACCCGTATCGCCGCGCCGATCCTCGCGGGCGGCGGCCAGCTTCTCCTGGGGGAGCGTAGGGGTGAAGCATCCACTGTTGCGACTGTCACCCACAACGCCACTTCGGCTAACTGGGCGGCATTCGGCCTGAATCTGAATGCTTTGCCGATTGAGGGGTTCGGGTTCGCCACCTCCGTCGTCACCATCCCTCAGGCACGATTCGGCGCTGATGTGTACCGCGCCACCACCCCCCACCCGGATAGGGACTACTCCGTTCCGGGTGTGGGGTCTGCGGATGTGAACCTGATCGGTGGGGCGACAACGGGTTCCGCTGACGGTGTGAACATGCCGGTGTGGTCGAAAGACCCCGACGACACCCTGGATTACACGCTGCGCTGGCATAACCACATGGCGCCCGACGATGAGATCATCGCCGTCTCCCACACCACTACCGGTTCCCTGCGGGTGTTCTCGGAGTCGTTCTCCGGGGATCAGACTCAGGTGTGGTTGAACGGCGGAACCCCCGGTGTGACTCATGAGGTGCGGGTGCGGTTCACCACAGCGCGGGGGCGTCGGCATGACCGGACGTTCCTGATCGCCGGCGAGAACAACTAGGAGGCCGCTGGTGACCGTCACGATTGTCACGGACGTTTCCGATGTTATGGGGTTGGACGATAACTCCCCGTGGACGGTGTGGTCGGTTTTGCGTGGCAGCGTCGACGGCGGCATCGTCACCCCGCGGGAGAGTGTTGTGCGCCCCGTGTCGGGGGTGCTGACCCTTCACCTGGAGCCCGGTTATTCGGTGGTGTCGTTCGGTGGACGGTCATGGTCGATTGATGTTCCTGAGGTGATCGGCTCGGAGACGCTGTGGGATTTACTTGGCCCCGAGATTGAACTGCCGCCGTTGACCAACGGGCAGGAGTTGGCGGCGGCGCTCGAGGCGTATTTCGCGGCGAACCCCCCAGCGGGAGCGGACTTGGCGAGCCTCGGTATCACCGCCACCGCCACCGAACTGAACTACACCGACGGTGTCACCTCCGCAATCCAAACCCAGTTGAATGCCAGGGTCACTTCGGGTGGCGCGCTGGGCACCCCGTCGAGCGGGACGTTAACCAACTGCACCGGCCTGCCGCTGTCGGGCGTGGTCGACTCCACCAGCGAGGCCCTCGGCGTCGGCACCGTCGAACTGGGGCATGCTTCTGACACCACCCTGGCCCGTTCATCCGCCGGTGTGCTTGCGGTCGAAGGGGTTGTGGTTCCCACCGTCTCGTCCACCAACACTCTCACCAACAAGACGATTGACGGCGACGACAACACCCTCACAGACATTGGCATTGCATCACTGAAGGCCACCGGAACCCCCAGCGGCACGACGTATCTGCGCGGCGACGGCACATGGTCAACACCCGCCGGCGGCGGTGGTGGAATCAGCAATGTGGTTGAAGACACCACCCCCCAACTGGGTGGGAACCTCGACCTCAACACCTTCACGGTGGGCGCCGCCACCGCAGCCGATCTCACCAAGCTGAACAGTGTCACGGCATCCGCAGCGGAACTCAACTACGCCTCTGGTGTCACCTCCGCCATCCAAACCCAACTGAATGCCAAGGTGACTTCGGGTGGCGCCCTGGGCACACCATCGAGCGGCACCCTAACCAACTGCACCAGTCTTCCGGTGGCGGGCATCACTGCGTCCACCTCGGCAGCTTTGGGTGTCGGCTCAGTGGAACTGGGCCACGCATCCGATACGACCCTGGCCCGCAGCGCCGCAGGTGTGGTGACAGTCGAAGGTGTTGAGGTTGTCACGCTGACGCGCAGCCAGACCCTGACCAACAAGACTCTGACCAGCCCCACCCTGACCACCCCCGCCCTGGGCACCCCGTCATCCGGGACGTTGACCAGTTGCACCGGCCTGCCCATCGCCGGGTTGACCGCGTCCACCTCAACAGCCTTGGGTGTCGGCAGCGTCGAGTTAGGGCATGCCTCCGACACCACCCTGAGCCGGGCCTCGGCAGGTGTGCTTGCCGTCGAGGGCGTGACGGTACCGACGATCTCTTCGACCAGCACGCTCACCAACAAGCGTGTCACCCCGCGCGTTACAGCGGTGTCGAACACAACGTCGTGGACGATTGACTCCGACGCCTACGACTACGCCGAAAACACCGGCCTCACAGCGGGTGTCACGGTCAACGCGCCGACGGGTACCCCGACCAACGGGCAGAAGCTGTGGATTTCGTTGACCGGCACCGCTTCCCGCGCCATCACATGGAACGCCGCTTTCGAGGCGTCCACCATCGCGCTGCCCACCACGACCAGCGGCACCGCACGGCTGGATGTCGGTTTCATCTGGAACACAGCGACATCCAAGTGGAGGTGTGTCGGAACGTGCTGACCAAGCTCTGCCTGAGAACGCCGACATATGGGCGCGGCGCTGCTTATCGCTGTGTGGGGTCGGCATAGATGGCCGTATCACCTAGTGCCACCTGCTATGGCGTCTCATCTACCCCCGCCGGTGGCCCACCCAGCGTCAGCTTCTCCAACACCCTGACCGGGTCAGGTTCCCACCTGGGTGCTCTGCTGGGTTTGATGTATCGCCGCGTACCGAACAACGACATCACCGCGACGGCAACTTACGGCGGGGTGTCTATGACCTCGCTGGGCAGGCTGTGGCTTAACAACGTCTCCCCCACCGGTGGCACCACACAGTCGTTCATCGAGATCTTCGGCCTTCTCAATGCCGCGTCAGGGCTGCAGACGGCCCAGGTCGATGTCAGCGGTACCAGCGTCGAGGGTGAGGGCTGCTTCGGCTGCACGGTCTACAGCGGTGTCGGAGGGTGGGGAACTCTCCTGTCGGAGTTCGGCACAGAGGCGGGGACCAGCAGCAGCATCACCTCGGGAACCATTGCGTCCGGCGACTACGCCGCTCACCTTTTCGGCCACGAATCGGCGTCCACCATCACCAACTCCGGTAGCCCTTCGGGATACACCGAGCGTGCCCAGTTGAACTTCTCGATAGTGACCGCGCAGGGTATCTGGGGCGACGCACCCGGCGCTGGTGGCACGTTGACTTTCACCAACTCGCGTGGCTCCGGTGTGGATTACGCCGAGATGATCGTTCCGATACAGGCGGCCACTGTGACCTCAGGAATGTTGGCGATGTTCTGATGGAAGGTGCCTTGTGGTAACTGTTTCCAGCCTGATCACTGACGTCACTGGCCGTGACGATAACGATGTGTGGCGGTTCACTTCTGTGATCCGTTCCGCTGTTGACGGTTCGGTGATCACGACTCGTGTCCGGGAAGCCCGCCCTGTTTCAGGGAACCTGTCCGTGGAGTTGGAGCCCGGGTTCGTTATCGTCGAGTTCGGCGACTACCGCTGGAATGTCACCGTCCCCGAGACGGATGCGAACCTGTGGGACCTCCTCGAGGATGCTGTTGCGTATCCGCCCGATACAAGCCAGGAGCAGCTGGCCTCCGCTGTGGGCCAGTACGTGTTGGAGAACGCTGACCTTCTTGTTGGTGTGGATGGGGTGCAATCCGCAGGCGACGGAATCATCCAGTTCACCTTGCGCGGCGAGCCTGTGGGAGATCCGTTGGTGCTGACCGCCGCCGCCGTGGCAGGCGTCATCCAGCGCCGCCCCGGCGTCACCACATCGAAAGTGAGGACTGACATGCCGGTCACCTTCGCGTCATCTGCTTCGACAACTTCGATTCCTGGCGGCGTCAGTTTGGCGGCGCTCACTTCCCCGGCCGGGAAAGTGAAGACCCTCGGCGCGGACCCCTCCGATCTGGTGGCGATCGGCGGGCAGGCCGGGCAACTCGCACCCGCATGGCGTGTCTTCTCAGACGGCACCAGCGGCACCACCGGCCCGACCTCGCCGCTCGGGCTGGACTTCTACGTCTGCGCAACCCGTTACGTCGAGTTCAAGGCATGGTCTTACGCGGGCGGCGCCGTCCTCATCTACGTCGACGACGAACCACTGTCAGCCGTGCCGATGGTCCCCTCTCCGTGGACGGACAACGCCTTCAACACGTTCAAGATCGACCTCGGTGACGCCAAGACCCACCGCATCCGCGTGCTCACCCACTCAATGGGCATCAGCACCATCTGGGGACAAGCCGCCGGAACGATCTGGGCGCCCAGCGACGTCGTCACCCGACTGGCAGTCCTGGGCGACTCCATGACTGAGGGCACCGGCATGAACACCGGCACCACCATCGGGACATGGCTGGAGAAGTTCGCCAACATGGCCGGCATCCGCGACTGGTGGAACGGCGGCGTCGGCGGCACCGGCCCCAACCTGACCAACGGGAGCTACCCGAACTTCAAGTCGAGAGCCACCACCAACATTGTTGGCACGGACGCAAATATCGTGTTCGTCGGCGGCTACCTCAACGACAAAGCCTCCGGCCGCACCGCGTCGCAGATCGCCACCGACTACGAAACCATCATCGCGACACTCAAGGCGATGCCCACCAACCCGCTCATCATCTGCTTCGGCTCCCCGGATCCGACCGGTGTCAACGGTTCCGACTTCACCGCCGTCGACGCCGCGGTGAAAGCGAAGTGTGTCGCTGCGGGCGCGGCCTGGGTGTCGCTGGTGACCGGCGAGGTGATCAACACCGCCGGGCAGGTTGTCCTGCTCAACGGGGCGTGGATCACCGCGGCGAACAAGTCGACGTTCATCGGCGCGGACAACCTGCACCCCAACAACGCAGGCCACGAATACATTGCCAGCAGGATGCTCGCCGCCTACCTGGCGGTCACCAAGGAGCCCGACGTTCACGTCGGCCCCGACGAGGCCGCGTCCGCACGCGGGGTCGGTGAGGCATCCAACCGGGATGCGTGGCGGTCGGTACCTGAACTGTTCTCGTCGTTCGCGACGGTGCCGGATGGCCCGGTACCCAACAAGTTCGACTCGGGGCAGCCCGCGTCGGTGCTCACCAACGCGGTGGCCGGTTCCACCCCGATCATCTCCAACGGTGTGTTGACGTTCGCCCCGACCACCTCGAGCCCGACCGCCGGGTACTACAAGGGCGAGTTGTCGGGAGACTGCACGTGGATCGGTGCGCGGGTGAAATTCGCGGCCGGCTCCACCCATGACAGTTCGGTGGTGTTGGCGATCTGTAAGACGCCCATCGAGTCCGTGTCGTCAGTACCGACGATGGCGCTGCACGCGGTCATCGGCACCACCAAGTGGGGGTTCGGTTACTGGGACGGACCGGACGGCGGCAACACCGGATACCACCCCTTCTCCGGCGCAACGGGAAACTGGACTGACTACGGCACCAACCTGATCGCCGACGACAAAACAGAAGTGGCGATCGACTTTTACCTCGACTACGCCAACAACAAGGTCACCGTGTTCCTGCCGAGCGGCTTGTCGCAGACGTTCACCGATTCACACATCGGGGCCAACAAGGGCCGGTATGTGTTCTTCGAGAACTACTCAGATGTCGGAACCACCGACGACTTGGGCCGGTTCGAGAAAGTCTGGGCGTCCAGCGGGAAGGTGGCGCCGCCGCTGAACAAGCCGTGGGTCATCCACAAAGAGGCCACCGGGACGGCGTCGACCACGTTGACGGCGAACACCCCGGCCTACGTCGGGGATGCGTTGTCGGCGCCGTTCCTGGCGCCGTCGTCGGGTTCGGTGAAGTGCATCTTCCAGTCCTACATCGAGGCACCCACCGACGCGAACGTGTACTTCACGTGCGTGCCGTTCCTTGAGGGTGCGACCCCCGGGACGTCGCGGTCGCGGCTGGTGGAGAACCGGTCGTCGTACAAGACGCAGACGGCGACGTTGGTGCTCACCGGCTTAACGCCGGGTTCGTGGTATCAGGTTCTGCCGCAGGTCATGTCGACCGCGTCGGACACCAAGATCGTGCGGGATACGACTATCGCGCGGTGCTTGTCGTTGACGGTTGAGCCTGTCCTGTTAGCGGGCGGCTGATGAGAGGAAGTGTTGTGGCTGTGTTGGTGGTGGGGTTCGCGGCTGATTGCTGTGACCGGAGCCTGCCCGCATGATCCCGGTCTACACCCTCGCAGGTTTGGGTGCTTCGCCGCGGATGCGTGACGACCACCTCGCAGGGCAGTTGTTCAAGGCACCGTTCGAGCGCCGGGATTGCCTGTTCCCGAACAGTAACGCGAAAGCCGCCAACGCCATCATCGGTGAGGACAGAGTCGCGGAACTCGCAGCACGGCCAGGCCAGAAGGTGTTCGTCGGGCACTCGATGGGCGCCCGCATTCTCTGCCGATTCATCCGCTCCGAACCCGACATCGACCCGGCTGAAGTCGTGTTCATCCTCACCGGCAACCCGGAACGCAAATACGGCGGTATCGCCCGTTCCGGTGGCGCGTTCTCCGACTACGGCGGCCCCGGCATCCCCGACGACACACCCTTCACCGTCTACGACATCTCAAGGCAGTACGCGGTGTTCGAGGACTTCCCCGACATCGCCGGCAACAAAGCGGCCGTCTCCAACGCGCTCAGCGGAGTGGATCTCCACTCTGACTACGCCGACGTTCAACTCAACGACCCGCGCAACGTCACCTTCAAAGAAGGCAGCCGCTACTACGTCCTACGGCCGACGTTCCCGATGCCTTCGTGCGCGAAGTGGTACTGGTCCGCGGCGCGGGAAGCAGTCGAAGACAACAAAACCCGCCCCGACGTGGAGAAGGCGTACACCCGCCCATATTCGGTGCCGAAGCAGACCACCAAGTGGTATCCGGGCGGCGGGGGATACGACACCGCCACACGGAAATTCGTCAGCTACCCCAAATCGTTTCCGTTCAACCCGTTCCCGTAAGAGGAGGCCCCTGGTGGTGTACTGCGGTTGTGTTGTGGTGGGTGCTGTCGCCGGGCTGGTAGCCCTGGCGGTTGTTGCCTTCGCGGTCTCCGAGTTGTGTGACAACAACCTGATTGACGTGCCCGAATGACCGTTCTCCGCTCAAACGTCGAAGCGACGAAGGCGTTCATCCGCGCCCGTGTCGGAAACCCGTACGTGTACGGCGGTGCGCTGTCCAACAACGTGAGGCAGGGCACCGACTGCTCCGAGGTGTGGCAGACCGTCCTCGAGATGGTGCTGGGTCGTTGGAGACAGGGCCGTCAGTCCGAGGGTGCCACCACCGAGTCATACCGCTACATCCCCGTAGGGGGTGTGGGGCCGTTCGGAACAATTCGGGTTGCGAATTGGCGTGACATCCCCGGCAATGCGGTCGCCCGGTTGGCATTCCACCACGGCCCTGGTGGCGGCGCGAACAGCCATATGTGGGGGGATTTGGATGGGATGCGGATCGAGTCCGCGGGCAGTAAGGGCTTAGTCACCGGGGGTAATGCCCGGGCCATAGAGGACGGCTACGCGCACGCTTGGTGCTACCTCCCCGGCCCCATCGACGGCGGCGGGGCAGTTCCAGTCGAGTCGACAGAGGATCTTCAGCGCAGGCTCAACACCGAAGGTGCAGGCCTGGAGGTCGACGGCGAGTACGGGCCACTGACGGCCAGCGCCCTTGCGGCATACGACAAGCGGGTGCCTTACGCCCGCCAGGTCAAGGCCGAGGGTGAGCGCCGAGGCATCACCCCGCGAGGCATTCAGATCGCGTTCTCTGTGGTGTTCGTGGAGTCCGGTTGGAAGATGTACGCCAACTCCAAAGTCCCCGAATCGCTGAAACTGCCTCACGATGCGGTGGGTTCCGACCACGATTCGGTCGGCTTGTTCCAGCAGAGATGCCCGATGTGGGGTCCGGCCAACGTGTTGATGGACCCGACCAAGAGCGCGGGCCTGTTCTACGACCGCCTCGCAAAGCTGGACTACAACAACCAGAGTCGGCCACCGGGCGACTATGCCGCCGACGTGCAGCGCCCAGCAGCCCAGTATCGCGGCCGGTACCAGGAACGCATGGGTCACGCCGTAGCCCTCTATAACCGGATCACCACCACTCCTGAACCTTCTGATGACTTGGAGGCACTGCTGATGTCTGACGAACTGTTCGCGTCCCGATCCATCTACCGCACCAGCGACCAGAAAACGATGTCCGCGCGGGACGCGATCTTCGGCGCCGACGCCTGCGCCCACATGACGTGGATCGAACAGAAGGCCCTCGCAGGTGACTCGTGGGCCATCGGCCTCGTCGCAGATTTGGCGACAGGGAAACTGCCTGCCTCCAAAGACCCGTGGGCGGTTGACCGGGCACGCCACATCATCTCCATCATCCAGAACGCCATCGCCGCACAGGAGACGAAATGAAGTACACCGCAGCAACAATCGCGAAGTCTCTCGTCGCGTTCGGGATCGCCACAGTGGGAGCTGCCACCGCGGCGGCCGGCGGGGCGGACCTGTCAGCCCTTGATCCCGGCCAGTGGATGATCGCCCTGGGTGCAGGGCTCACAGCGGGTGGTGGAGTGTTCGCCACCCCCAACGCTTCCACCAACACGGCAACCGATCAGGTCGTCGCAGGCATCCCCATCGTGCTGGCACAGGCCAAGGAAGCCACCGACAACCTGGAGAAGGTCCGCACCGCCGCCTCCGACGCACTGGGCAACGTCCCCGTGTTCGGTGACGAGGCGCAACGCATCATCAACTCGCTGCCTAGGTTCTAGCATGAATCTGCGGGAGGTGGTCCCCGTGGTCACCGCGCTCATCGCCGCTATCACCGCGGTGTTCGTCACGATGCTGGTGTTCGCCGCTCACCTCGTCACCTCCCCGCAATGGCGGTATTTGTTCAGCGTTCCCGGCGGCCAGTGGTCCTGGGCGGCACTGTTCGGGGCGTCAACACTGCTGATGGCGGTCGGGTTGGCGCTGCACCGCCACAGGGTCACCGCCACCGGGTACGGACTACTGACCTTCGGCTCCGCGCTGATTGCCGCGTTCTACCTCGCCGCACCACTCATCGACCCAGGTTTGGTGACGTTCGACTGGTACCCGTGGGCCATCGCCCTGATCCCCGGGCTAGTGGGGACCGTCCTCTACTTGAAGCCCGCGTCGTGGTCCTAAGAAAGATCCGCCGCTTCCTGCGGATACCCCCGCGCGACGTCGTCACCCGATTCTTCGGCGTCCTCGACTCCGAAGGCGTGGTGTTCTTCCAAACCCTCGTCTACGTCCACCTCATCGCGGGCGGAATGTATCCTGTGCTGGCGTGACATCCGCAGAATCAGTCAGGCCGAAAGGTCAGTCCGATGAATCCGGCCATCGCCGCCATCATGGTGGCAGTTGTCGGGGTGATCGGCGCCGTCCTCGGCTCGTTCGTGTCAGCGTTGCTCAACAAGGACAAGCACTCCGCGGAAATCAAAGACCTCGGTGCTGACACCGCAGAAAAGATCTCCGCCGCCTGGTCCCCAGCGTTTGAAGCCCTGGACAAAGACCTCGAGCGTGCAGAGAAGCAGTGCATGAAGTGCGAGAAGAAACTCGAAGCCACCGAAGCCCGGCTGCTGGTGACGGAGCGGCATATGCAGGACCTCGACGATGACGCCCGAAGAATGAAGGCTGCGCTCCGCGCTCTGCTCGGGGTGATTGATTCCGGAGACCCCACCCAACTCAAAGCCGCGATCACCGCCGCGCAGCAACTGATATGAGCGCGCCTTGAGAGGCGATGGAGATATCGACTACTGGTGCGCTATCGCCATGATCCTGATCGTGGCCGGGTTCACCGTCCTCTTCGTACACCTGTTTCTCTGATCCACCCGTCTATCGCCCCCCAGGTCCCCCGGCCTGGGGGGCTTCTTTTGTGTCTAGCAGTTGATGACGCCGTCATCAAGCGAGAGGGAAACCGCAGGTCGCGTCAGGGCCACTGGAAGACACCCCAGTTAGCGTTTCCGCAGGTCAGCATCGATTGAGACCTGTTTTTAAGGGGGTTCGAATCCCCTTAGCTCCACTTTCATTAAGGGTAAAACAGCAGGTCAGAGGTACTTAACAAAACCGGACACTCCCCGTCATCAACTCCACGTCATCACATACCGGGTTTATGCTGATCACATGGACTCACACATGGGGGAGAAGAACGGCACCCACACCGCATTTGTCGTCACCGAAGGCAGTTATTCGGACTACCACATCGTCCGCGTCTACCTCGACCGCGACGAGGCCCAGGCGTTCGTGGACGCCTACAACGGAACCCTCGAGCGACGATGGAAGTTCGTCAGCGACGAATACACACTCGAAGAGTGGACTATCGGCGCCCCGCGTGTGGAGATGGACGGACCGATCTGGGAAGGAACCTGGCACCGTCAACGGGTAGAGAAGCCCGGACAGCGCAGCCCCGGCTACTTCGAGTTCTTCCAGCCCGTCGAGTACTCCGACGAGTGGACCGAATCATTCAAGGTGTACGAGGTCTGGCACGTCGGACCCACCCCACCCAAGGCTGAAGTCACCCACAGCAGTGGGCCGCATCCGAACAGCGCGGCGATGGGCTTCACCGCAATCGCCCGGGGGACGTCCAAAGAGCATGTAGAGAAAGCACTACAGGACACCGCGGCGCAGATGAAAGCCCAGCACGCCGGGATCGCCTGATGGCGTGGATCTCCAAACCCCGCCAACGCAAAGACGGCTCCCTGTACTGGTCGGTGTACTTCCGTGAACCCAACCCGGAGACCGGCAAGAAACACCAAACGAGCCTGTCCTACGACGACTACGACGACGCCGACCGGGCGTGCCAACTCATCGACCAAGTCGGCCCGGAGAAGGCCCGCGACATCCTGCGCATCGTGGCGTCCCCGAGGCACGCGCAGACAGTGGCACAGTTCCTGTCCTCCCATATCGATCACTTGACGGGCGTGGAGGCAGGCACCATTGCGCGGTACCGCACGTATCTGCGCAACGACATCGCACCCATGTTCCTCATCGGTGAGGGGTAGCTCCGGGTCAACCGCATCGGCCATCTCATCGGGGCGAGCGTCGTCAAGTAGCACATCGGCGTCGGGTAGGCCCAGCGACGACAGGATCTTGCCGAGCGAGGCATCACGGACGCCCTCGGCATCTTCTACGCGCTTCCAGGTGATGGAGTTGACCTTCGCCGCCCGTGCCGCCGGTTCTTTATCAAGCTTCTTTCCGATGCGAGCGCGCCGCACTTCATGGGCGATTCGCCGCCGCTCATCGGCTGTGTATGTCATGCCCGTCAGCATGACAGTCACACCTAGGAACATCTACCGACGTTCCAGTCACTTACAGCCGTGTGATTTTCGAACACACCACGCCCAACACGGTTGTGGTTCCGCAGGTCAACATAGAAATCCATAGTTCCGCGTAGGAAGTTCATTGACATGGTGACTATAAGTGACTACCTTCGCTTACATGCCAAAACTTCCACCTAGAAACGGTGACTGCGGCTTCCAATCCACCCCCAGCTCTATCGCTATCAACGGATTCGCAGTGCGCGTAATCCGCGAGCGCACCGGCATCAAGGTCTCAGACACGGCCGCCGCTATGGGGTGCGACCGCTCGTACATCACCAAGATCGAAAACGGAACCTCGAAGCGGGTCAGCGTCGATTTCTACCGACGCCTTCTTGAGCACCTCGCCATCGAAGACCACCGCACCCTGCTGGCACTGCCGGTGTTCACCGAGGCGGTCGCATGATGGGGGTGACGGAACTACCGGTGCACCCGGCAGCGGATCTTTTCCCGATGCTCTCGGGCGACGATTTCACTGCCCTCGCTGAGGACATTGCCGAACACGGACTCCGTGAACCCGTCTGGGTATGGCGTGACGAAGACGGCGTTGAGTACCTCCTCGACGGCCGCAACCGCCTGGCCGCGTGCGCTGAATCCGGCACCGAGGTTCGGACGCAGCGGTACACGGGTGACGACCCCATCAACTTTGTCGTATCACTCAACATCCAACGCCGGCACCTCTCAGCCGGACAGCGCGCCATGCTCGCGCTGGAGTTGATCCCGCTCTACGAAGAACAGGGACGGAAGGCGAAGGCACGTGCTGCTGCGGAGGCTCGTCGCCGAGAAGCGCAAGCACGCAGCGAGTTCGAGCGCGCTGAATATGAGGACGCGCTAGTCGAACTGATCGACGCGGTTCCGGATCAAGATGAGGCAGACCTGCCTCATCTTGATCCGGAGCCCACACCCCGAGCGCCACAGTCGAGAGACAGGGCGGCTTCTGCCACAAAGGCTTCTGGCCGCGCTGTTGGTCAGGCGAAGCGGGTGTCTGAGAAGGCACCTGATCTTGCAGTAAAAGTAAAGACGGGTGAGATCGCAATCGACCGCGCCGAACGCATCATTCGTGATCGGGAGGCCGAGCAGAAGCGCATCGTCCAGGCCAAGGCTGAGGCCGCAAAAATGGGCGACATCGCGGCGGTCGACATCCGCCACGGCGACTTCCGGGAAGTGTTCAGCGACCTTACCAATGTGGACGCCATCATCACCGACCCCCCGTATCCGCACGAGTTCATCCCGCTGCTAGGGGATCTGGCGGCACTGGCCGATAAGGTTCTCACCCCTGACGGTGTCCTGGCGGTACTCATCGGTCAGACCTATCTACCCGAGGTCTACCGACTGCTGGACACTGGCCGGCCGTACCGCTGGACAGCTTGCTACCTAACTAGCGGGCCCGGGTACGTTTCTCATCCTCGCAAGGTCCAGTCCAACTGGAAGCCACTCATCGTGTACGGCGGCGGCAAGCGGTTCGCCGACGTGTTCCGCAGCGAGGGCTCCGACGCCGACGCCAAGAACAACCACAAGTGGGGTCAGGACTACGGCGCCTTCCACACCATCGTGGAACGACTGACGGAGCGTGGCCAGACAATCGCAGATCCATTCATGGGATCAGGAACCACACTCCTCGCTGCACATGCACTTGGCCGCAACGCGATCGGCTGTGATATCGACCCTGGCCATGTTGCGAAAGCTCAGGAGCGGCTGGGGTGAGCCGCGAGGTACGCGACCGCGACAAATATGAGTCCGGGTCAAAATGGTTCTGCGATTGGCACCGCGAGCAGCCGTTCGATGACGCCAAAATGATCGACCTTGACGGGTGCGGCTACTGCCACATTTGCATGTACCCCCTCTATCTCGTAGAGGCCACCGAGTCTCAAACGAAGAAGACAGCCACTGTCACTGAAAACCTGGGGCGCCTTGCAGGCCTCGAGGTGCTGGTGTTCTACCGCGACTTGGAGCGCCACCCCGGTGAATTCCTGGTCGACCACCGCAGCGCCGGATTGAAACCGTCATGGCTGTCAACGGATGAAGCGTGGGAGGTTCTGATGTCGGTACGACGGACCCACGTTTGCTCGCAAGGCATAAGTCCGGCGATGCAGATAAGAGACCTCCAAGAGCGTTTGGTGGCAATGGAATACGAGAACCGTGCGCTTAAGTACGCAATTGAGGAGAAGGCGTCGTGAACAGTGTCGACATACGTCAGGAAGCGTTGCGCTTGGCGATGCAGGCGAATCCCGGGATGAGTTCAGACGCCATAGTGGCCGCGGCGAAGGACTTTGAAAAGTACCTCAGTGGTGGCGATGTACTCACAGGGGCGGGACTTCTCGCCGGAGCGGTGTTCGGCGAAACCATGAAGTCGCACAAGCCGTTCCTCTACTCCGACAAAGTGGAACGGCTAAGCGATGAGAGCCAGAAGGTCGTGCGCGCCGCGTTGACTGAGGCGCTCCAGCTTGGGCACAACAAGATTCAGCCGGAACACCTCGTCCTGGCTATCATCCGTGATGGCCAAAGCAAGGCTGCCGCAGCACTGTTTGACATGGCGGGAGACGGCAACGCCGCACGCAAGGCAGTCATCAATCGGTTGGTGACGTCATGACTGACAAGGGTTTGTTCGACAAGGAATCCGCCGCTGTCTACTTGTCCACTTCGGAGCGTCGGGTGGATGAACTGCGTAGGGCCGGCCACCTCCTGAGTGTCGCGGATGGGCGGGAGTTCAAGTACCGCCGCGCCGACCTGGACCTGTACATCGAACAGCTCCCCGCCTACGAGCCCGGGAAGGCCTCCTGATGGATCTGTTCTTCTTCTCTGCTCTGTTCCTCGCTCTGGGTGTGGTGTTGGGTTCCCGGTTCACTATCGCGTCTCGTGCGATTGATGACCGTATCCGCCAGTTCGACCGGGACACCGCTGTTTTGGCGACCGCTGAGGACGCTTTCGACGAGGAGGAAGAGTGAGCGACAAGACCGGCATTGAGTGGACTGACGCGACGTGGAATCCCGTCACCGGCTGCACCGAAGTATCGCCAGGGTGTGACCACTGCTACGCGAAGACGTTCGCCGAAAGGTGGCGCGGCACAGAAGGTCACTACTTCGAGAACGGCTTCGATGTGCAACTGCGGCCCGACAAGCTCGACCAGCCTCTGCGGTGGAAGAAGCCGCGGAAGATCTTCGTCAACAGCATGTCCGACCTGTTTCACGACGAAGTGGCCGACGAGTACATCGCGCGCGTCTGGCAGATGATGGGATGCGCCCCGCAGCACACCTACCAGATTCTGACCAAGCGCCACGCTCGGATGCGTTCGTGGGTAACGCGTTGGTATGCCGGAGAGATCGCCGAACCATACGAGATCAGGCCCGTTCCTGGGTACCCCGGTTACACCATCAGCACCCTCGGAGAAGTCTTCGGTAAACGCGCCGACACCCGTGGCGGTCTCAGTTTCGACGCGGGCGAGCAAGGGCATCTGCGGGTAACGATGCACCGCGAGGGGTCTCCCCGGAGTGGGGAGCGCGAACTTGTTCACCGGCTCATGCTGACAACATTCGTCCGGCCAGCCCATAAGGGTGAGCAAGCGTGCCACCGAACTGGAGACCCTGCCGACAATCGACTTTCTAACCTTTACTGGGGCAGTCAGTCTCACAACTGGCGCGACCGAATCAGCCACGGTAATGGACGGTCGTGGTCGAAGCTCACAGAGAGTGACGTGGCAACGATCCGTGATCGCTCGGCAGCGGGAGAGTCGGCTTACCGGATCGCACATGATTACCCGGTCAGCGACACCCAGATCCGCAACATTCTCACCGGGGCGCAGTGGTCTGAGCCCTCACTAGCCGAACCGAGGGTGTTCCCTGAACGCTCCGTCTTGTCGTCGGTCTGGCTGGGTGTGTCGGCCGAGAATCAGCAGTGGGCCGACATTCGCATCCCCGCGCTGCTCGGTACCCCTGCCGCAGTCCGGTTCGTCTCCGCTGAACCGCTTCTCGGGCCAATCGACATACAGCAAGCCATGAACCAAGATCCGCGGAACCCTGGCGGTATCGATTGGGTGATCGTTGGCGGTGAGTCAGGCCACGGCGCAAGGCCCATGGACCCCAACTGGGTGCGCATGATCCGTGACGATTGCGAGGGAACTATCGCGTTCCTGTTCAAGCAGTGGGGTGGACGTACTCCGAAGGCCAACGGTCGTGAGTTGGATGGCCGCACCTGGGATCAGTACCCCGAGGCGGTGTCGGCATGAGTTGGTGGGGTTTGTTGCGTGCACCGTTCGCGACGGTGGGGTTCCTGGCGGACATCGCGATTCAGTCGGCGGTGGTTCAACGTTCCTCGGGGGCGTTCTCGTGGCCGGAAGCGTTGACCAAGGTTGAGGACGAGTCCGATGCGCTGGAGCCGGGAGAGTTGAATCACCGGTTCTACTGCAACCGTTGCGGCGGCGGCTATTACACCGGCCAGCACAACTGTTTACGAGACTCACCTACGGCGCCCCCCGCTGTAGGTGACGACCCGGAAGGGCTGGAGCCTCCCCCTGCTCGCCCTTCCGGGTCACCCAGAGAGTCGTCCGGCATCGATTACGACCGACTGGCAGGAGGCCCGTGGTGAGCGACGAGTTCCGCATGGAGGACGTCGAGTTTGGCGTCGACGGCGGCTACGAGGGCATCTACGACGGCGTCATCTATTGGGTCATGAAAGACGGCCGGTTGATCAATCGGTTTCGGGGTGAGGGTTCGCGGCGTGAGCGGCGCATCAACGACCTCATCGAAGCACGAGCCCAGAAGTAAGCGGCGGTCACCCGCCCTAACGAGTGACCGCCTACATCGGAATCACAACTGAAAGGACATCCGATGCTCAATCAAGATAGCCCAGATAGGTGGTCTGATGACCGCCTGGACGCGGAAGCCTCCGCATACGTGTATGGGGAGTGTGACTTCAGCGACCTCCCGATGACCGAGGCCCGGGTTTTGCCCACTCCCGAGGGTCGCCCCGATCTGGATGACGACGCACGTCTCGGCTGGAGGACGGTATGAGGCCCCGTCAGGCACGTCAGGTCAACCGTCTCCTCGCCCTCGTCGGTGCTGGAGCCATGATCGGCGCCGCTGGTTTGGTGACCGCTGGGGAAGCGCACGCCTCCCCGGAAACCAACTACCTCAGCTCACTGAACAACCTGGGCATCGTCATCTACGACACCCAGGCCGCCCTGAACACCGGGTATGCGATCTGTGAGGCGTTCAACACGACCCGTGGTGATGTGGTCGCCGAAAACCTGTACCGCATTACGCCGTTCGAGGATGTTCCGACCAGGGATGTGGCAGCCGCCTGGGTGGTCGTTGCGGGATCAACACTCTGCCCGTGGATGTTTCACCCAGAGCGGGTGGCGCAGGCGGCGTTCGTCGATGGCGGCATGGGTGGGGCTATCGGATGAAAGAGGGCACCGATGTTGAAACTGTTGACGTCTCAGAAGAACCTGCAGAGGTTTCAGACAGCGATGAGGAGGCTGGCTCCTCAGCCTCACGACGTGTGGCAGGTCAGGTTGGGACCAGATCGGATTCCGACGATGGCGAAACGGGTGTCTCCGAACCCGACCGAGTGGATCAAGATTCCGTAGACCGCTCCGCTGACTCGGAGGCCGGCGAATGAAGTTCCCCGGTCTGTTCTGCTTCACCCTGATCTACACCGCTTACATCCTCCCCGGCCTACTCCAGGGGTGGTGGGCATGACCCGACCAGCCTGCCAAGGAATCGACAACCCCGACGTGTTCTTCCCGCCACCCGGCGGCAGCCCCGCCGAGGCGAAAGCGTTGTGCCGCACATGCCCCGCAAGGAAAGGGTGCCTCAGCACCGCCCTTCAGATGGGTTGGTCCGCTGTCGGGGTGTGGGGCGGCCTCACCGAGAACGAACGCCGACCACTACTGAAGGCACGCCGATGATCCGACAAAACATTCACACCATCATCTCGGTGATCGATAGCCATGACGCCGGGGTGTACGAGGACGGCACCCATGTGTGCCCGTGCGGGTTCCGATCCACCGCGGGGGATTGGGAGCAGCACATCGCGGACGTCATCGACGCGGAGCTGGCCGAGCAACTGGAACTCCCGGACGGTGTCGTATGACCAACTGGCGAATCGTGTTCTGCGACTGGTGCCGCCAAGCCATGACCGTGCCTAGCCCGGAAGCGGAACAGCACTGGCTGGGGACACACCCCTGCGAAGGCCGGATGGAGGACGAGGCGTGAGTTTGATCGGGTTAATTCAGTCCATCTCAAAACCTCAGCCGTGGGTGAAGGACGCCCTCTGCTCCCAGATCGGAGACGGAGACCGCTGGTACCCCGAGCATGGGAACAGCGCCAGGGACGCTAGAAGCGTCTGTGGCAGGTGTTCGGTGCGGGGTGAATGTCTTTCCTACGCATTGGATAACGAGCCCCGCTGGGGCATCTTCGGCGGGTTCAACGCTGATGAGAGGGAGTCCCTGCGTAGGGGTAGGAACCCGATGCGGCGGGGTCGCCCTCCTGGCCGGCGGGGGCATTCACGTACCTGCCTCTGCGTCGTTTGTAGGAAGGCGTCATGAGGACGACAAGGAAGTGCCCGTACTGCGGCCGTCTCGTGGACTTTCTGGGCTCGAAGTTCCGCCTGCACAACGTCACCCCGGATGCCTACAAGTCGCAAACCTGCCCTCTGTCGAACCTGCGTGGCCCTATCTCCGGGTTGTCGTTTGAGGCGCATGAGGAGCGGGCGAAGTTGTTGGCGGATTTGGCTGCTCAGGTTCAGGACGCCGACCCGGGTGTGGTGTGGCAGTACCTGACTTGCCTGGATGGGGCTGAGTTGCAGCGGCTGTTGATGTTCGCTTTGGCGGCTTTGCCGATTGATCAGACCGTGACCGATATGTGGGGTTGGTGCGCCGATTTGCCTTGTTCGAGGGTGGCCTCATGAATGAAACTTGGTTACCCGTGCCTGGATATGAGGGTTACTACGAGGTATCAGACCAGGCCAATGTTCGGTCGCTTGACCGAATTGTCAGGCACGGCGCCAATGGTCATCGATTGCGACGTGGGGCCGCCCTAAAGAAGCAGCCAAGCACTTTTGGTCATCCCGTCGTCTACTTGTCGAAGGACGGCGTTCGTAAGTACTTTGGCGTTCACCAGCTCGTTCTCCTGGCTTTCGTCGGACCACGCCCCGAGGGCATGGTTTCTCGACACTTAGATGGCAATGAGAAGGATTCCAGGTTGTGCAACCTGGCCTACGGCACACAGTCTGAGAATGCCCTGGACACGGTGCGTCATGGCCGAAACCCGCAAACCCGCAAAACCCACTGCCCCAAGGGCCATCGACTAAGCGGGGAAAACCTCTACCTGACAAAAAAGGGGAGAACCCGGCGCTGCCTTACTTGTAAGCGAGAGGCTGGCCGCGCAACCGAGGAGCGTAAGCGTCGTAAACAGGGGATCACTGGACTCCCGAAAACTCATTGCGCTCAGGGTCATCCGTTCTCGGGAGAGAACTTGTACATCATGTCGAGTGGCCAGCGCGGCTGCAGGATTTGTCGAGGAATTTTCCAGCGTCGTTACGAAGCACGTCGCAAGGCACGATTGGAGGCCGTCACATGAACGACACGCACGGAGAGCACATTCAGCAGAGCCTTGCGGCAGCGAAGGAATCTCGCCAACGCATGAACGCCTGCCTGGACGACGCCCGCACTGACCTCGTGGATGTGGTGGAGGGCGGTATCAGTGACGGGGTTTCCCGCGCCGATCTGAACCACCTTGACTCTGCCCGGGTGTACATGAATCGGGCTGTCGAGTTGTTGACGGCGGCGGATCAGTTCATTGGTCATGCGCAGGAGCATGTGGCGCTGGCCTTTTCAACGAATGTTGTGCCGTTGAGGCGCGACGACACAGGAGGTCCAGCGTCATGACCGGCGCCGAACTCCTCTCGAAGATTCCCGAATCCCTGTGGGATGAACCTATCTCTGGTGTGGACACAGTCCGGGACTGCGCCCGCCCCTACTCAGAGTCCGACTGCTGGGTGTGTTTCGACCTCCTGTCCAAGCTGGGGACCGAGGGAGCCTCTATTACCCAGGCGACCACGGCCCCCTGTACCACCACAATTGCCTCCAAATGGCCGGAAGGGGGTGGGCGGCCGGTGGTGTT